TATCAATGAGTAAAGTAAACTAATGGCAACACAAAAAGAAACAGAAAAAGAACTTAGAGCTGTTAAAAAAGAAGTTAGAGAGCTCAGAACTCATAACAAATTCTTATTAGACAGACTTGATTTAGCACATGAAAAAAATGCTAAGTTAAGAGAAGAAAAGAATAACATGACTGTAGATGATGTTGTCTTGATGCAGAAAGCTAAAGCTGAATATGCCTCATCTATTGAAAAATCAATTAGTGAGCAGCTATCTATGCAAGAAAAAGTACAATTAAATTCATCAGGATTACCTAATGGCGAGTCAATCGGAGAAAATAAATAAGTTAGAAAAAGATATTCTTTTAATCAAAAAGGATATCGAAATAATTAAGTCTAATCATCTTAGACATATTGAAACTGACATCTCCATGATAAAGAAAGTAATGTGGTCCGTTGGTTTTCTAGTATTTTCTAATCTACTTGCTATTATAATTACACAAGTAAAGTGAAAATATATCTAATAATACTATTCTGTGTTCAAGCGTTAAATTCTCCATTAGAGAAAAGTTGTGTATTAGAGCCTATCTATGAGCCATTTGAAACTGTATCAGATTGCCTTGCATATGTGGATAACTTTAGGTACAGTTTAAGAAATAATAAGGATTTGTACATATCAGGATTTTGTACACAAAAAGATTATGACACAATATAACAAACTAAAAGGGAGGATTAAAGAACATGAGGGTTATTGCGAAACAGTTTACAAAGATACTTTGGGATTTGAAACTGGTGGGTATGGACATAAGATCATACCTGGTGAAGATATACCAACAGACAGAGATGGATGGGAGGCTTTATTTGAGAATGATTTTCAAAACGCAGTTAATGGTGCTGAGAGGATTCTTGATGGTTATGATATTACTGACACAGCTAGGGAAGTTATTATTGAGATGGTGTTCCAAATGGGCGAAGGTGGTGTATCTAAATTCAAAGGTGCTTTATCTAATCTTAAAGAACAAAGGTACTCGGAATGTGCCGCAGAAATGTTAGATTCCAGATGGGCAAATCAAACACCGAACAGAGCAAAGTCTCTGGCATCAATAATGGAGGAAGCAAATGCTTAACTTACTCGGACCTGTCGCTGGAGCAGTCTTTAAAACTATTGATAAAGTTGTCGATAATAAGGGAGAGGCTAGCAAACTTAAAGCAAAGGTACAAGAAAAGATCATTGCAGGAGAACTAGCAGAGCTAGAAGGTGCTGCTAAAACTATACAAATAGAGGCACAGGGAGGATTCTTACAAAGAAATTGGCGACCAATAATGATGTTGGTATTTGCTGGTCTTATGGTAGCTCATTGGTTTGGCTTTACTGCACCCAACATACCTGAATCTGTACAAAACTCTCTACTAAATATAATCCTAGTGGGGATAGGAGGCTATACAGTTGGAAGATCAGCAGAGAAAGTCGCAGATAGATTTAAAGATAGTAAAAAAGGGTAGGGGTAGACCTAGGAAAGGTGAAATTACCCCTTCTACAGCTCTTAAAACAGGAAAAAACGCTAGAATTTTGGTCATCTCTGACCTGCACGTGCCTTATCATCATCCAGATAGCTATAGGTTTTTGGAGTCTTTGGCTTCTAAGTATAATCCTACGAATGTTATCCACATCGGAGATGAAATGGATTGGCACTCAATTAATGTTTCTCACATAATTAATCCAGATCTACCTAGTCCTGCTGATGAACTAGAAATCGGTAGATATCACATGAAGAAACTAGAGTCCATGTTTCCTGTAATGACTATACTAGAATCTAATCATGGTTCTATGGTACTCAGACGTGCTATGGCAAAGGGTATGTCTAAGTTCTTTCTTAAAGACTACAATGAAATACTAGATGTAGGTCATGGTTGGGTATGGAAAGAATCCCATTGGGAAGATACTGCTATGGGTAGAGTTTACTTTGCACATCAAGTATGTAAAAATATTCTAAAAGCAGTACAGATGATGTCTGCTTCAGTTGTCCAGGGGCATTATCATACCCAGTCAAATATAGAGTATGTAGGTAATGACTTCCATCTTAACTGGGGTATGTCTGTAGGTTGCCTTGTAGATAAGAAGTCTATGGCTATGGCATATATGAAAGTCAATATGGCTAAACCAATATTATCTTGTGGTGTTATTACTAATGGTGTACCATCCATTGTTCCAATGTTATTGAGGAAGGATGGTTCATGGGATGGCAAAGTATACGTCTAAAGATAAAAAATATTTTCTAAAAATTATTGAATACGGATGTTGTGTTCCAGGTTGTATGTCAAATACACCAATGAATGTCCATCATCTACGTGGTAGCCAGGTTCAACATAAACGATCTAATCAGCTTGTAGTACCATTGTGTTTTGAACACCATTCGGAACTGACATGGGGTAAGTATAAACCAGAACATAGATTTTGGGAACATCATAATTTTGATGCAGTGGAATATGCTAATGAACTGTATCAGAAGCACGTGCCTGAACAACGTTAAGTTCTGACATACGTTCTTTAATAGCATCTGAGGAAGCGTTTTTCTTGATCTTTTTGCCTGATAGCGAAGCTGCCATGATGGCATATGCTGCAAAAATAGTATCGATATCGTAACCAAATTGTTTTAAGTAGACACTGTAATCATTGAGTGTGTCTACAAGTTCGTCAAGTTCTCCTTTAACAATCATTGTCATTAACTCTTTCTATCATTTGTAAGGTGCTAATACTAGGGGAGATATATACACAAATATATTATCCTTTCTTTTAACTATAGTTTGTACTAGCACCTTGTATTCCCCAACAATCTAGCTAGATGAAGGTTTTACCTTACATAACGAGGGGGAAACTTTTAAAACTAAAATGGTATATCGCTAGGGATATCGTCATCTGGTAAGTCATTAGATGGTTGCTTTTTAGCATCACCTTTACCACCTAACATCTTCATAACACCAGTGACTCTTGGTATAATGATAGAAGTATTATACTTTTTATTACCATTAGAATCAGTATATTCTGATACATCTATTTCACCTTCAAGATACAACATAGTACCCTTAGATACATAGTCTTTGATTGTCTTAGTAAGATTTGGATCAAAGGTAGTAATCTTGTGCCAAGTAGTTTTCTCTTGCCACGTACCATCTTTGGTCTTGATCTTCTTTGATGTAGCTAAACTAAAGTTAGCATACTCGTCACCTTTACTGGTAGCTTTGATCTCTGGATCGACACCTAATCTACCTACTAATATTACTTTGTTAATCATATTATCTCCTTAACTGTACTAGTTTATTTTCTAGCTTTGCCTTTGGTTTAGGAAAAGCCTTGTCAATCTTCTTAATGATGTCATTCATTAATAGATTTTCACACATTCTAATTGCTTTCCTCTTAGCACCTGCGTAAGAATCCCAATCAGATTTGTGTTGGTTCTTGATGAGTGTATCATCAATAGTCAATCTCCATTTAGTAACGGAGTCCTGAAAGCGAGGAGTTACCTTCACTATGTTTACTATAATGTTTAGGCTATGCCCATACGCTATAGTTGTTTGATAATGTCCAGCTCTTATACACTTCATGTAACCTCCTTAATTTTAGATTTATCTACATTAGATTTAATATCTGCTTTGACTTTTTCAATGTACTTACTGCTATCATGTAAACCTAAGAATACATCTGCACTCATACCTAGATGAGACATAGCTTTAGTTAGTGCATCTGTCATAGCTTTCTTAGGTGCTTCATCATCTAGCTTACCATTGTTTTTATACAATGATTGAACTGAAGATACAGGTCCAAAGCCACCTAGACTTGAATGTGAACCTGCCCACATCTTTAACTCACAGAATACTAGAGTATCTGTATACTTGTATTCAGCGTTCCATTGCCAACCTTCACCAATCGGACCGAATACTTCCGTCATCTTTCCGATCTGCCACATTGGATCAATGGTGGTAATATCACCAAAGCCTTTGTTGATCTTCTTGGTAAAGTCTGGATTAGTAACTTTAAGTTGATCCCAGTATCTTTTGTGTTCTTCTGGGTTACTTAGTGGTTTCATTTTAGTCATTAGTTCCTCCTATCGAACTGAACTCTACATGGTCAGCAGGTTCTTCATCATTAATTATATATTGCCAAAACATTTCCTCTGCCTGTATTAGTTTCTTCTGAAACTTCTTATCTGCTTGGACATGAAATGACTTCCATTTGTTATTACCAAAGAGTATAGATAGCCAGGCTTGAGGTAGATTACTCACAATCATATAGTGTTGTATCTGTGCGTAATACTTTTCAAGTATAGTATCATCTTTAGTAAATGCATGGACATGCTTAGCCTCAAACACACCCATTGGTTTTAAGTTTTCATTGAGTACATATCCATCTAAGTTAGCTAACATAAAGTCATGCTTCTTGTGTTGTAATGTACTCTCTACTTCTTCGACTGGTAAATCTGTATGAGCAGTAAACCAATCTCTGTTGAAGTCTTCGGTATATATTCCCATCTGTACAGGTAATATAAATGATAGATCTTCATCATCTATCAAACCTTTCTTGAGCTGATAGAGCTGCTTCCATTCACCAGCTACAATCTTGGTGGCATCACTGCCTCCGATTCCTGACTTTCTGTCTAATACGTTCTTTTGTTTGTTGATGTTCATCGAGCCTCCTCTTTGTTAATTCTTCTAAACCTTTTCTTTCATTCCATAAATCTCTAGCAAGTCCTCTAGCAGATGCATGAACATAAGGTTTATTAAGTTCAATACGTAATGCCTGGGCAGTTTGTTTATCATGCTTGAGATAACAGAAGTAACAAACCTTATCTATCCACCACAACTTACGTTGCATAGGATCAGACATGTTATAATTCTTTTTAGATTTATTACGTAACTTCCTATCACTTGCAAATTTCTTAACTAGAACCTTTGGATCTATCGTATTCATCTATTGCTTTTTGTAGATACCATTTAGCTTTTTCAAGATCTACAATACCTCCTTTGTATTTGTGTCTTACAATATACTTTATCACATTACCAAGAGCATAAGATAAATTCTTAGCTATAATGAAATCATATGTTTCAATGTTTCCTGTCTTGTAATGATTCGGATTTATCTGATCTGTCATAGGGATTCCACCTCACATCTATTAGTCTATAAGACTTACCACTATACACTGATTTTTGTGGTGTGCCTATAGTTAAATCAATATCTTTTAATCTATTAGGTGTAAGCATCATTACTTCACCTTTATGAACTGCCTGAATAGTATAGTTCTTATCAATGGCTTGTTGTATTTCATAATCTCTTAGTGAGATATACATACCTTTCCATAGTTTTTTAACGACTCTTGTTTTTGTTTTCATATCCTCTCCTGTTAAAACATTTGATACAAAATCTAGCTTGTTGAAAATCTATAAGCATAGCCTTTGTATATTTTCTACTACATGATTTACATTTATCTATCACAAAGCTCTCCTTTGTTAATTTAGTTACATGGTTCATTAACTGAAGGATGGGAGTACGAGGAGGAATAAGATGAAGATTGCACTCCCATCTAATCTCTATGCTGCTTGGCTAAACCAAGCCATGTTAGACACTTTCCTCTCCCTATCATAACGAGTATTTACTGAATCGCTAGGATAATGTGTACTCCAATGTGTGATTGCTTGATATGCACTGAATTTATTAGGTCCAAATTCTTTTGCATAGTTACCATTGTATTGATCAAGTATATAGTTCTTGTGGTTTTGATTCACATGACTCTTGTCAGTACGTGTTGGTTGAAAGCATAATCTATCTACTTCAGCGTTCAATTCATTGTCTTCTACTGGTACTTCTAACCATTTAGACATGTAGTTATGTACAGTTTGTAGTCCATCAAAAGCTGCATAACTACCAGGTAATGCTAGTTTAACTTCACCACTACCTTTATGTGCAGTATTTAAACTAATATCCCATACCGAACTCTTTAGTCCATTCAAACATAAATACAAATAGAAACCCAGATCAAATCTGTATGAACGTTTACCATTGTAGCTGTTCCATATTACTGCTTCTAAACCAATGGATGTACTTTTGAATGGTACTTGATACTCTGGTAAAGAGAATCTAGTAGCCATAACAGCACCATTGTTAGAGTGATAGTGTTGTTCAGTCATACCATTGATATCAAAGTATTCATGAAGAAACTCATGTGCTTTATCATAAGCTACATCATGTGATATAACTCGGTATGTATCTTTGTGAACTGCAATCAGTTCGTTGTTCTCATCTTTAACCAACTGCTTGTAGCCACTTAGCTTAGAGCCATGTTGGTTGTATACAGGTTCTTCACGTACCTGAAACGTTAGTTCTTGTGGTAACATATTTCCTCCTTTGTTACTTCCACTGAAGGCGTGGGATTATTTTATCACCCACAAGCTTTCGACTACAGATAGAATTTTGCTCTATGTCTACTTACTACCACCCTTGAGTACCTCAGGCATTTGCCCATACTTCATCTTAGGTGTACCTTACGCCTCTGTTGAAACGTTATTCGGTCAGCCTGAAAGGGAGAGCTACTCCCTAACGTGAAACTTTTTAAACTTATAACTCTGCTCTAAATGAACAGAACTTATCTGATTTTACACGATCATATATCTTCTTACCTAATTCATATCGTGCATACCACATCAGATAATAATGGTATTTACTTTTCTTATGAGCTTCCATTGACTTTACTTTTGGTACAGGTATATCCAATACCTCACATACTTCATCTGTTGTGTAGCCTTCTCTCTTTTCAAAGAAATCATCTAATACTTCCTTTGCACGTCCAAGATGATCTAAACATAGAGCAAGTCCATGTTCTATTTTTGGTAAATCTTCTTCACCAAAATAATACTCAAGATGATCTGGTTGAAATCCTTGCTGTCCAAAAAAGTCTGCGTCATCACTGGATTGTATACCAAACCAGAACTTACCTTCTATATCACCTTCATAATATCTACCCATTAAGTATATCCTCCTTTAGTTTTGCTGTTGCCTCATTTATATATTTAATTGTATGAGTTGTACGTACTAGTTCTTCCTCTATATTATCTATAGTAGTACAGAACAGTGTTACCATTTCGTTGTGTACTAATACAACATCATCAAGTTTATGTTTAACATCAAACTGTACTACATCTTTATCAAGAGCATCATACATCTTTTGTACTGACTCAATCCATCTGAGTTGTAATACTTTCATAGATTCACTACTCATTGTCTTCCTCCTTCATGTCTACTGGCTCTAGCCATTCACCATGTCCTTCACATTCTTCACATGGATCACATTCATCAGGGGCATCACCCCATGGTATTACACCAAGTCCATTACATCTGTAGCATTGTACTTTTTGTTCCATCATTCCTCCAAATTCTTTTGTATTAACTTATTAAGACGATCTCCTATGTCTTTGATTCTACTATCTAAATCATTAGATGCCTCTTGAATATACTTAGCATCAGTCATAATAACTCCTGCTTC